TTCGATGTTTGACACCCCGCCGTCCATGAATGGACGCGAAAACATTGCAGGTGGCTCGGGAGTGGGCGAGGGCGGGACTGTGTGACCCGACGATCTCCAACAAGCTCCGCACCAACCACCGCGCCCTGATCCTCCAGAGCATGGAGCCGGGCGGGCTGGCGACAGTCACGCAGGCTACCAAGAACGGCGTGAGCATGGGCAAGACCATGGGCCTATCCATCCCTGACACCATGACCGCCATGGGCCGTGCGATGGAGTGGATCGACCTCGGCTACGTCCCGCAGCAGTCCCGCTCGCTGGGCAGGTTTTGACACCCGCCGCCTGTCATGGCGATCTTGGACGAGTTTGGGCGGGCAGTAAGTTATAAGGCTGCGCGTGCCGCGAATGAGAACCGGCATCGCCCGTGGGAACCTATCGAGAAAAAGGACATCTCGCAGCTCGTGCCGGCGCGTGATCGGGTGACGCTTCAAAGCCACGCCCGGCGCATCTATCTCAATTTCGGGCCGATCAAGAACGCGGTCAACCAGCGCAGCATGTATGCCGTGGGCCGCGCATTCGTGCCGCAGTTCGCGGGCGAAGACTCCGAGTTCGGCACCGCGGCTGCCGCCTGGCTCACCGGAAATTTCTATCCCATCGGCGACACCCGCGGCGGGATGCACGACTTCAAAACCAACCTCTTCGGCTGGTCGTCATCCATCGACGTGGACGGCGAAATCTTCATCCTCCTCACAGAAACCAAGACCGGCTTCCCGCAGTATCAGGGCATCCCGTCCCACCGCATCGGCAACCCGCAAGGATTCAGCGACGGCCCGCAGCGCGGCGGCACCTTGAGCGACGGCATCATCTACTACCCGTCAGGCGAGGCGAAAGAATACGCATTCCTAGACAAAGACGGCAAGCTCTCCGAGTGGCTGCCGGCGTCCAACGTCATCCATCTGTTCGACCCCGAGTGGCAATACCAGGGCCGCGGGCTAACCGCCCTCACCCACTGCATCAACGACTGCCGCGACATCATCCAGTCCACCGAGTGGGAGCGCCTGGCCATGATGCAGATGAGTTCCATTTCCCTCATCGAATACAACGAGAACGGCGGACCTGACCCTGACGACAACTTCGGCCAACTCGTCGGCAACGCCGCCGGCGACAAGGGCATGACCGTCGAGTCATTGGACGGCGGCACTGTCCGCTATTTCAAATCCAACAGCGGCGGCAAGATCGAGACGCTCGTCAACAACCGCCCCGGCAACCCGTTCTTGGAGTTCCACGACCGCCTGCTCAAGTCCGCCTATGCTGGTCTGAATTGGCCGTATGCTTTCTACAACGGCCACGGCGCCGGCGGCGGCACTGCCCAGCGCACCGAGATCGCTATGGCGCAGCGCTCCATCGAGGACCGCCAGGACCTGCTGTTCTACGCCGCCAAGCGCATCATTTCCTACGCCGTCGCCAAGGCCCAGAAGCGCGGCGACCTCCCGCAGTCCAACGACTGGTGGAAGTGGGAATTCTCCACCCCGCCCAAGCTCACCATCGACGACGGTCGCGTGATGAAGGAACTGGAGAGCGCCTACAAGCTCGGCTTCAAATCCGCCTCCGACATCACCGCCGCGATGGGCAAGGAATACAAGGACGTCATCCGCCAGAAAGCGGAGGAAGCCGCCCTGCGCCAGACCATCGCCATCGAGGTCGGCGAGAAATACGGCATCACCATCGACCAGCGCGAACTCGCCATGATGACCCCTAACGAACCATCCACCCCCTCACCCACCGATCCGAATGAAACTCCTCCAAATTGAAAACCGCGCCGGCAAGCTCCGGCTCAACGACGGCGTCCACAAGGATTCCGCCGACAAACTCATCGACGAACTCGACAGCCTCTACGGCCCGTCCGCGGTCGCCGCACAGATGGTGATCGGCGAGGCCGTCTGCATCGCGGACGACGCGCTCGAAAGCGTCGAGGTGGAAATCAACTCCCCAGGCGGCAGTGTTTTCGAGGGCCAGCGGATTTACTCCGCGCTGCGCGGCATCTCCGCCCGCGGCGTCGAAGTCACCACCACCGTCAACGGCATCGCCGCCTCGATGGGTAGCGTGATTTTGATGGCTGGCGACAAGCGGCAAATGACCCACGGCTCGCGCATCATGATCCACGAAGCCTCCACCATCGTCCGCGGCGACGCCCGCACTCTCCGCCAGAACGCCGACTTGCTGGAAAGCATCAGCTCCGAGATCGCCGGCATCTATGCCGACCGCACCGGCGGCGACGAGAAGGCCATCCGCAATCTGATGTTTGCGGAGACCTGGATGACCGCGGACCAAGCCAAGGAAAACGGCTTCGTCCATGTCGTCATCAAGGACGGGAAAGCCAAGGCTGAATTTGACACCGCCGAAAAGGGCAACATGAGCATTCTCGCAAAACTCTTCCCCGGCAACGACCAGGTCGCACAACTCGAAGCCTCGCTTGCCGAGTCCGAAACCCTCCGCGCCGACCTCGGCACCGCCCAGGCCCGCATCGAGGAACTCGCCCCGCTGGCAGAGATCAACGCCCAGCTCCAAGCCGACCTCTCAGAAGTGCAGGCCAAGCTCGACGCCGCCCAAGCCTTCGCCGCTGAAAACGTGGAAGCCCTCAGCGAGCTGACCGCCGCCGCGGAAGTCACCGAGGAAAAAGTCGCCGCCAAGGCCTCCGAGATCCTCGCCGCCCAAGGCCACCCCGCTCCGGTCGAACTCACCGGTGGCAGCCTGACCATCCGCGAGCAATACAACGCGATCACCACCCCCGAAGGCCGCGAGAAATTCCGCGCTGCTAACTGGGACGCACTCCTCTCCTCTCCTAAATAAACCACCTCTCACTAACACCCTATTATGGCCAACACATTTGATGCCGACCTAGTTGTGGACGTGCTGCGCGATTCCGCCATCACGATCCTTCGCAATCGCCTCGCCCCGCTCAACGCGTTCTCGCAAGACTTCTCCACCGATGAACTCGCGCCGCTGAAAACGGTTCAAGTCCCCATCGCCACTGCCGGTTCCACCACGCAAACCAATGCGACCAACTTTGAAAGCGGCGACAGCACGCTCGACAACGTGGCCGTTTCGGTTTCGCAATACACGAACAGCTTCCACCTCACCAACGCGCAAATCAACTCAGGCCACCGCCTGGAGCGCATCGCCAAGATCAACGCGCAGCAACTCGCTGACAAGATCATCGACATCGCACTCGCCCCGGTGACTGTCGCCAACTTCGGCGCTGCCGTCGTGGACGTCAACACCGCAGCCGATGTCGGCACCGCCCAGCTGAAGACCCTCTGGGGCGCGCTCAAGGACGGCGACGTCCGCAACTGCATCGTCGATGGTTCCATCTACGCGCAGTTCCTCCCCACCTACGGTGAAAGCTATCAGCTCGCACCAGGCGGCGGAAACCGCGGCATGTATGGCTTCGACCTGTTCACCTACAACAACCGTTGGAGCGCAGCCGGTGCCACCATCAGCGGCTTCGTTTGCTCGCCGCAAGCCATCGCCATCGCATCCGGTCTGCCAGCCTCCTCGCCGGCCGACTCCGACATGATCTCGCAGACCCCGATCACCATCGAAGGCCTCGGCATCACCGTGCAAGCGAACATGTGGGTCTCCCGCTCCTCGCGCGCTCTCTGGTGCTCCTACGACGTCATGTTCGGCGCTGCCAAGGGCGACGGATCCGCGCTCAAGGTCCTCGTTCTGACTCCCTAATGTCTGACTTCCTTCTCATCGGTGACGCTGGCGGGCTTACCCTTGCCAGCTCACCTCGGGAGGCTGAAAAAGCTCTCGCAGGAACCCGCCAGGCGGGGACTCTCTACCGGCTCGAAAGGGTCGCCAGGGTCAACGTCAACAAGGCGGTCTGGCCTGCGGAGGAATCCCCAGCCACCCCGAAAAAGATAGCGAAGAAAAAGGCGAACGCCTAACTCTCTCTGGTTGGATTCATGGACAGCCGCCGTCTCGGGAAACCGGGGCGGCGGTTTTGCTTAGGGTAAAGACATGAGCGCAGGAAAAGGAGATACACCACGGCCGGTTGACGGCGAGAAATTCCGGGAGCACTACGAGCGGATTTTCCGCCAGCCGCTCGCCGCAAAATTGACTTCCAGGCTAAGGCATGAACCGCTTGCCGAGTCGTCCTGTCATGAAGTATCGCCCGCCCAAGGTGATCGCGGTCGATGTGGACGGGACGATCCTGATCAACGGCGCCGCCAATGAGAGGGCCATCCTCTGGTGCCGCAGGAAAAAAGCCGAGGGCTATT